TTCACCACCGCCGTTGGTCGTCCATCGTCCCGCCGACTTGTTGTCAGCCTCAAGCTTGAGATCGGGAAAGACTTCCTGGTAATCCTCCGAGTCGATGATATTTCTGACCCGACGACCGAATCGCACCGCCAACTCAGCGGTGTGAGTGGTTTGGATGATCTTGAGGTTTGATCGCAAGCCCATCATCCAGGCAGGGAAAAAAGTCGAGGCAAACTCAGACTTTGTATGTCGTGGCGGCAAACAAACAATCAGCCGCTTGAGCTTGCCTCTGGCTATTTGGTTGAACTTCTCGCCGATGATCTTGTGATGCCGACCCTCCACAAACTCAGGCCATTGGCTTTTCACAAAGGAGATGAAGTCCCCCTGGCAGCTTTCCTGCTTTTCTAGCTGATCGTATTTATTGAGAAGAGCGAGCGCCTCTTGCTTCTCCTGATCGGAGAGTATGTCAAAGTCTTTTAGTGCAAGCTCAGACATCTTCCCACGGCTTACCCTGGAACAGTAAAGCCTCAGCCTCCCTACGCCTTACTAACCCGTCGAGAACTTCACCGGCTGCTTTGTTCCATCGGCGAATCTGACGCGGCGCGTCTTCAAAGTCACCTTCGTTTAACTTCTTCAGCAACGTGCTGCTTCGTAGGTTGGTCGGCCCTAGGTTAAACGTCCAGGCGACTAGGGCGTCGAACTGGTTCTGGTTCAACTCTTGCTCAACGATGTCGTTGACGTAAAACTCAAACTCTTCGAGATCTTTGACCAGAAGCTCTTCTGCTTCATCTTGGGTGCAGCTATCGCCTTCATTGACGCCTTGGGTGTGGCCATATCCGATCGTTAAAACATCGGCGCTGCATCGGTAAGCTTCTAGTTCACAGCCCTCGAACTTCTTAATCAGCGAGATCCCTTCCTGGCTCGTCTTCATCTTGTTCATCTCCGGTTTGCAAATCTTTGTAGTATTGTACGATCGAGCTGAGCTGCCGTATATATCGGATAACATCTGCCATATTCGCACTAAGATTTTCATACCCTTTTGTCGTCAGCCCATAAAACGCATTAGTCGGTGCGTCACCTTTTTCCAGGTCATCCAGATACTCTTGCATAGTTTCGGGCGTGAGAACCGTCCACTCAACAGGTAACGTATTTATTTTACCTGGTAACGGAGGGTGATATACGGGCGCAGGCTTCTCGATCGTGACGACCTCCACCGGCCTCACTTCTGGAGGTCTATCTATTAGGCTACAACCGCTAAGAGCCAGGATCGGTATAAGCTTCCAGGTCATTCAATACCTCAGCAGTGCCTCGATTGATTATTTTCTCGATCAGCTTGGGTTTTCGCAAAGTAAGCACATCGAGATTGTGCTTTGCGAACTTTTTTCGGATGTTATCGACCTCCTTCATAGCATTCTGGTGGTCTTCTGTCAGTTGCTCGATCTTCAATAATACAGCCTGTTGCTTTTCCCGCTGCTGATCGATCTGTGCGTTTTGATCTGCGATCGTTTTTTCCAACAGCTTTTGGTTCTCAGAAGCCTGTTTGATCTGCGTCACCAGGGCGTCTTTCTGGGCTTCGGTCTTATCGTAGTACATTTTGAAGCCGCCCAGGGATAAAGCCAAAGCCAAACCCAAGCCGGCTGATAGTTGCCACATCAACGAGTTTTGGCCATGTAAGCTGTCGCGCCAAAGTATAAGCCCACAATCGATGCCTGACTCAAAAACAGCATGTCGCTCAGAGAAGCCAGAGTGGACAAGCGAGACTCAGGAATGAAGGGCAGAAGTGGTA